TAATATCATTAACTCCTTCTAAGGACTGCTGAACACTATGTCTAAGCATTCCTATAAAGTCGGTACATATTTGTAGTGTTTCATTAAATACGTCCTGCTCGTTACTTAAAGTCTTTACTAATTTAGGAAAGTTAGCATCAGCATTGTTCTTAGTCCAATCTGCTCTTTCCGTTACAGAATCCATAATGAACACTTGGAAGTTGTATGTAAGCTGACTATCTCCTGTAGTTACATTAGTTGGATTGATATGAAGTAATGGATACTTAGTATTTTTATCTCCTAAATCTATTTCCCAAATATCCCCTACTGAAGTTGTGCTTATCTGCTTATGGTTTTCTGCCATTTTAAGCAAAGTGTTTACTACATTATTATACGTTTTATTTTTAACCATTTCTTTTTACTTTATTTTGTGAGTTCAAATCTGTTTCATAACTTAACCAAGTCAAACATTCTAAAAGGCTGAGCTTTGTTATTGCTTCTAAGTTTACAATTTTTTCGTTACACAAGCGGTGGAGAACCCCGAACCAACCCCATTTGCTTGCGAAATCTTCACTTGCTATTGCAGTTTCGTTTCCTTCAGCCGAGTTATCGAAAATGATAGCAAAGTCTCGCTGAATACCCTCCCTAAATGATAAAAAAAAACCAAAGCACTTTGAACTTGCTCTGCTGACATCTGTTTCATTTCTTCTGCTCTGAGCCGAATGTTTCCATCGTATGCGTCAATTATATATATATCATTCTTCTTCAACTTGATAGGACGATAGAGTACCGACATTAATTCTGGTAAGCTAGATTCTATTCCATTCTTTATATACGTTTCAATATCTGCATACTCACCGAGTGTAATTGAGTCAAGGTCTGGATGAAATCCGTACTCAACACCATTAATCTCTATTATCCTTTTAAGCTTAGTATCTTGCTTTGCTTGAAGTTCTCCAACCTTGCTCATTATTACTGCTACATCTGACAGAGCTAATTCCTTAACCAACCGTTTAGGAATATCTGATAGTGCTTCAATAGTCTTAGTAGCTTCTTCAGTCTTTGTACCTGTTTCAAAATCGATTAATGAAAGCCACGTTTCCAATGTAACATCTGACCAATCGTTAATTAGACTGAACGATTCTACTTTACCTTCTTTTTTAATTTTGACTTTCATACACTATATAATAGAAATTTATTGTTTTTAGTTTACTGCACAAAGTATCTTCCTGCATTTGGATTGTCTAAGTGGTAAATAACGTTGTATCTAATACCATCAATCGCGTGATTCCAATTATCTACATATAATTTAGAGCCTTTATCAGCATATACATAGTTGTTCAACTCTTTAGCTATGTTAGTTGATTCAGGGGTTACGATAATCTCATAGTCTTGCATCCTAGTTATTCCACTTTCAATAGTACCTTTTTTAACTGCTTTTATATTAACGCCCTGATGTCTTAGGTCTTCAATAAGTCTAGGCTCTGCACTATCAGCTATTATCAGACTTGTGCCTACTTTGTCTAATACTATCTTTGCTAGTTCGTGACTCTTTAATCCATTCCTGTAGATATGTTCCTTTAAGTAAATCTTCTTATGCTTCTTATCTATAGCTACTTCAGTTAAGGAGTCAGGGTCTACAGAGAATCCAAAATCCATTCCACAAGAAGTCTGTAAGTTATCAGGATTAAATTCTCCTATGCTCCAATTCTCAAATACTACTCCTTCTGCCTTAGCTAACCAACCTCCTAAGATTTTATGTTGATACTTTTTAAAGTTATTGTGCTTTATGCTCTTAATACGTTCTAGGAAGCTCTGTGAGAGGTTTACTTCATTATCCTTGTATGTACTATGAATATAACATACATTGTCTTTAACACCATTAAAACCACCTTCAACTCCTTTGTCCTCAAAGAACCTTTTATATATCCAATGCTCTTTAGTTGTTGGATTCAATATTAAGATAACTCTATTCTGTATATTCTTTTCCCTAATACTTAAATCAATAGTGTCAAATATGTTTTCATCTACAAGTTCTTCAGCTTCATCAAGGACCCAAGTACTTATTCCTTGTAATGACTTTAGGCTTGCTGTTTGATTACCTGCTGAAGTCTTTATCCCTCTAAATAAAATATCTGATTGGTTCTTTGCGTTTACTACTTCTGCTTTATTAATATTAAACGCTTCTTCAAATCCTAAGAGTCCTATCTTTTCTAAGAACTCAGGTATAATTGAAAGGTGAGCTGAAGTCATTGTAAACCTTGTGAATAGAATCCTTATACCTCTTGACATAGTAAGTAAGGTAAGAAAGACTGTTACTGCAAATGACTTTCCTGAACCCCTACCTCCTGTTATAATAAAGTATCTAGCCTTTGAATTAAATAAAGGATTGTATTTCTTACTCAGTATCAGTGTCAATGAATGTAATTAAAGGAAGGTTAAGAGCTTTATCTCCTGAAGTTAAATCTACTCTGTTTGTTTCGTTCATACCTAATATGTTCTTTGCTCCGTGTATTACAACTGAAGGTACTTTGTCTTTTATGCATTCATAGAATTTAGACATAACAAAGTCTTTTGCAATTAACTCAACATCATTTACTGCTTGAGCAAATACTTCATCTTCTTTTAACCACTTGTAGTAGTTAGTTCTTGATAGGTCGCAAGACTTCAAGGCTGTTGTTACTATACCTAGACTTCCCTCTAGTGCTTTAAGCATTTGCTCCTTTGCAATTTTTGTTCTATTTTGTTCCATTTATTATAGTTGCTTTAAGTCCTGTAAATTGTTCCCATCTGTTTATTATTACATCACAATACTTTTCGTCTAATTCCATTCCGTAACATTTTCTATTTAGTTTTTGAGCTACAATTAAAGTAGTTCCACTTCCAAGATAAGTATCTAATATAATTTTAGGATTTTCTTTTGAATGTCTATCAGCATATTCTAAACACCAAGTTATTATTTCTATGGGTTTTTGTGTTGGATGTTTTTTATCCTCTCTATTTGCTTTAGCTCTTGCGTATTCTTTAATTCTTAAAGCGTTATTAAAAGAAGTCCAAGCCATTTCTCCATCTGCTAAACTAAATCCTCTTTGACCTTTATCCCAAATTAACCAACCCATTGAAGGAGGTAAATCATCTGTAAAATAATTTCCACCCCAAATAATCTGATTATCTGTAATTGAACAAAGGTACTGTAAAGCTCCGTTTTCAGGTTTTGATTTATCCCATTCAGGGTTTCCAAAGTTTCGCCATCCGTGTTTATTTGTTTTATCTTTATATTCTTCTCCTTTTATTAATTGATTACCATAATCTATTCCATAAGGAGGGTCTGTTAAAAGTAGTTCTCCTTTTTCTCCATTCATAAGTTTCTCTACATCATCTGAGCTTGTACTATCCCCACACATTACTCGGTGTTCTCCTAGTTGCCAAATATCACCTCTCTTAACTATACTTTCTTTTACTTCAGGAATTTCGTCATCATCAATTAATCCTTCCGTTACTTTGTCATCTTCATTTTCCCATACATCTAAACCCCAATCAGTAAGCTGTACACTATCCCATTCGTTTGCTAGTATATCCCATTCCCATTCTCCAAACCCTACATTGTCCTTTACGATAAACTCTTTCTTTTGTTCTTCAGTAAGTCCTTCAGCTATGTCTATCCACACTTCTGATAGTCCTGCCTCCTTACTAGCTTTTAACCTCATATTGCCACCAAGCACCATAAAGTCTTCATCTACGACTATTGGTCTTAGCTTTAACATCTCAGGAAATTCCTTTATTGACTTGACTAGCTTTTTGAATTTATCATTCTTAATTATTCTTGGGTTGCTTGGGTTTCCCTTTACTTTACTTATCTTAACTTGTTGCTTCATAGTATATAATAGAATTTTGTTGTTTTTATTTTTTGAGCTTATCAAGTTCAAACTCTAGGTGGTTAATAGCTTTCTGTATGCACTCAATCGGACTTTTGTGCTTGCGATTTGCTCTCATTAAATATGTACAGGCAGTTCCGACATTGTAGCTTAGTTCAAAGTCCTCTATTACTTTCCTTGCTTCAATCTTATAACGCTTTCCTATGTAGTAGCTGGGTATTCTATTATTCTTCATTGTTTTCAATATCATTCATTAAGTCTTTCTCAGTTAGTGGTTCTAACTTTTCCATATTCCATAAGAACTTTTCCTTAGTTCTGTTTCTTATCCTTGATTCTATTATGCTCATTAGAATAACTATGAAAAAGAATATTGCTAAACAGATTCCCATTATTGTAAATATTATCATTTTGTTAAAAGTTTTAGTAATTGACTTGATGTATATATGCGTTCATCTCCTGAGTAATCATTATAGATGCATCTGAACTCATCATTTGCCCACGTCCATAAAGACTTGACATTATTCTTTATATGTCCTCTAAGTACATTCTTTATTGTTGAGTACGTTCTTTCTTCTTCTTTCATAATCTTTATTTAAGTTAGTCGTATTGGGGGGAATCTGACAACCCCCCTTTACTTACTCGGACTGAATTTAAATGCTTTTAGGTCTTACCCTGTATTTTTTTAATTTATTTTAAACCGAGTATTCTTTATATATCTTTTTTATTCCATCAAAGCAAGTTGCTATGCAAGAACCACAATTAGTAGTAGTTGAATAGTTTGCTCCGTATATTACATTATATAGTTCTATCATTTTCTTCTTTGCTGTTAAGTCTTTTGCTCTCCCTTTCTGTAAGTCAGGCCACAAATCTACAACTTCTTTTATTAATTCTTTAGGTATATCTGTTCTAACTTCTACTTCCTTAGTCTTTAACCAATATCCTTTTGGACAAGATTGACTGCTGATTTTTGACTTCACTTTCATAAAACATTTACAAATTTTACAATTTCCTAATAGACTTGAATAGTATACACAACTTTTACAGATAGACATTCTATCTTCATATATCTCTTTAGGTACAAAAAACTTATTCATTAAAACATTTGTATTTGTTGTTGGTGTCTTTTAATTCTTTTCATTGCTGTGTCAAAGTATTCTTTATCAAGTTCACAAGCTGTTAAGTCGTACTTTAAATTATGACAAGCAATAGCAATACTTCCTGAACCTAAGTGAGTATCTAAAATCTTATCTCCCTCCTTTGCGTAAGTCATTAATAGTTTTTCGTAAAGTTTAACAGGTTTTTGAGTAGGGTGTATCCTTGATTCTGCACCTGCAATTCTAAACTTCCAAAATTTAGATATAGTAGCTAAACCTTCTGATACACTAGCCATCTCGCACATTGACATAGTAAAATCAAAAGGAATACCTTTATCCCAAACAAAGAACCCTTTAAATTGTGGTAGTTGAAAATTGTTTGCTCCCCAAATAATTTGTTCCTTACTTATTCTTTTTAATTCTTCAAAGTATTCTTTAGTAGGCCTTCCCTCTAAAGTAGCCATAGAACCGTTTGCTCTCATATCTTTAGTTGGTTGATTAGAGTCTCTATAAGGAGGGTCTACTATTGCTAAGTCAAAGTGATTGTCTTCATACCTTGACATTAACTCCATATTACATTCGTTAGTTATTTTCACTTAGCTTATGTTTTAATTGTACCCTTACTTTGTCTATTGTCGTAAATAAGCTGTTTCTACTTATTCCTGTTTTCTTAGCTAGTGAATCTAATGTATTTGATTCGTGGTAATATAATTGAAAGACTTTAGTATCGTACCAAGAAAATTCGTCTTCTAAGGCTTGGTCTATCTTTTCAAGGCTAGTCCATTGATAATCGTCTGTTGTTTCGTTAGGCAGGTTGTAAAGGTGCTTAGAAGGTATTGTTTCTCCTGATTCCATTTCGTCATAAGTAATTGCACTTGTTAAGCTGTCTATATGCGTGTAATACTTTTTATACTTATAATAGTAATTACTTCTTGGACTTGTCAAGGCACGTCTTAGTGCTACTGCTCCGTAACGTGTTACCCCTAATATTCCGTCCTTATCGTATATAGCTTTTAATGTTTCAGGATTCATCTGTAAGAAGTAAAGCATCAACTCTTGTACTGCTTCATTAACTTCATTCTCATCAGTAGTTAATCCGTAAGCCATAGTTCTAAACTTATCTGATAGCTTAGATATTTCTTGGTATATTTCAGTCATTAGTTGTTTCAATTTTATCTATCTTATCTACTGTGTCTTGAACAAGCTCATTAAGAACTAACCTGTAAGCTCTAACTACTGCTGCATTCTTCTTTGTTTCAACTCCTGCAAAGAATCCGTTTGTTGCTACTGAAAGGTTAATAGGTATAATCATTAACCATTCCCAAAATAAATTTTCTTTATCTCCTGCCCCATAATTATTGTGATACTCTATAATAATTTCTACAACCTCTAAGTAGTTCTCGTATCTTGGTAAGGTGCTTACATCTTTTGCAAACTCTAAACACATAGTAATGTAAGTTTCTATTATTGCCCTGTGTTCTTCATTTGCGTAAATCGGTTCTATCATACGCCAAAGATACTAAAAATGTTACGCAATTCCTTTTTCTTCTTTTAAGTTTTCAACAAGGGTTTTGTAATAACTTATTTTTTCTACATATTCAGCACTAGATATTTTTAAAGTTGTCCTTGATAAGTGTTCAAGTTCTTCAGCTCTACCTACTCCATACTTAGCATCTATCCTAAGTGAGAAAATGTACTGCTCTCCGCTACGGTAAATATTACAACCGATACACTGTACCTCACAATTTCCATCTTCTGAAAATCTCGTTGATAGGTTTTTCCTTGACATAAAATGTCCGTTCTGCATACCTCCAGTTTTGTAGTGAGCAACCTTTCCACAAGTGAAGCATTGGCACATTCCGTATTCGTTACTTTCTCTAAGCCTGATGAAAATGCTAAAAATAGTATCTAAGTCCTTTTTTAGTTTGCTGATTGTTTTTGTTTTTTTAGCCATTTTAATTAATTGCTTTCATATCCTAGTCTTTTTCTCCAATCATCCTGAAGTTTTCCTTTTCTTAAACTGTACTTCTTCCCTCTATATTTAGGTTCTTCTTCCTGAATCTTTGCCCTTGCTCTTTTAATGCTTGGTGCTGATGTTAATTTATTATGAGCATAGAGTTTCAGAAACGCAACTGCTGGTGTATCAAAATCCCCATAACCTAATACAGTTAGTTCTTCAGCCCATATATTTGAACATAGTCTATTGTCGTTATCTTTAAGGCTTGAATCAAAGTCTAGCCAATACTTTACTTTGTCTTTAGTTTTCATTTTCTGATTCTTTAAGGTTTTCTAATATCATTCCACCTGATGTTTCTGCTGCTTGTTGTTTGTATTTTCTAGCTTTTCTAATTACAATAGGTACGTAAACGTAAACATAAGGTTGCGTAAATCCAAACATCATATTGAAGCTTCCGTTCTTTTCAGGGTCGTACAATTTTTCTGTTTTCATAATTTCTATTATTTTATTTTCTAAAGCTTTCGCCTGTTATTACTACCTTCTTACATTTCCTTAGTCTATCTAAAGTCCTGTCATCATATCTTGCTTTTAATTGTTCTCCTTTTAAATTAGTCGTTATCAGTAAAGTCTTAGAATTATCTTCAGCATACGATATGTAATCAACTACTGCATCTATCTTTGTTCCGTAATCGTTCTTAATGCTTTCAGTTCCTAAGTCATCAATTATAACAAAAGGGTTCGGCTTTCTTTCTATTTCTCCCAAGTCTTTAGCTGCTACACTTATTAAAACTTTATTTACTTTAGTCCTAAAAATTGCAGGGATAACATAGTTAAGTATAGTAGATTTTCCTAGTCCACAATTACCTGAGATTATTAAACCCCTTCCTTTAGTGTCTACCATCCAATCTATTATTTGGTCATAAGCAGGAAGGTGTCTGTATGTTTCAACTGTTTGGTCATAGTGCTTAAAAGCTTTAATGAACATTTCTGTTAGTTCTTCCTTTGTTCCTAGCCTGTACCTATTGTACATCTTAGGTTGTAAAAAGTCAGCAGACTTAAAAGTATCTTCTATTGTTCTCATAATCTTTTTTTTAAAATGAACCATCTCCATAGTCTACATTCCCATCGTGTCTATGTGCTACAGTTCTATCATTAGTTTTGGGTTTATCCCACTTCTTTTGATTTGCAGCCCAATTTTTTAATCTTAATTCGGTACTCCAAGTTTTGTTTAATTCAAATTTCATTTTAGTATTAGACTTATTCGGTTCAGTCCAGTAATCAATAAAGCCGTTTAATAGAGTTTCATTATAATCAAAAGTTAAAACAGATTCAATAAAAATTGATTTTCTATTAGATATAATATTATTAGTTATTCTTATTTCTTTATTCTTATTAATAGTTGTTGAGTTACTTAACGACAAGTTGTTTAGTTTCTTCACTACAAGTTGTTTAGTTTCTTCACAACTGATGAGTATCAATAGGTTAGCTTCATCTAATTTAAAATATTGCTTTGCAGGAATTCCCATTCTCTTAGTTTCCAATACATTATGTTTTTTAAGAGTTTTAATAGCATTTCGTTGTTGGTATGCTGTAAGTGTAGTGTCTTTTTCAATATCAGACTCTGTATTAAAGAACCAACCATCAGTTATCATACCCTTACTTACAAAGTATTCTTCCTTACTTATAAGGTCAGCAAGTAGGATAGATTCTTTTAAACCTACCTTCCTAGCTAACTGCTTATTAAATACTATAAATGCTGTGCTGCTTAGTAAATGTTTCATATAACTTTGTATTCGTAATGGTAATCTTTGAGTGCAAATTTAATAATTTCAATAACATTATAGAACTCTTTGAAGTTTAATTTCAAATCAATATAAAAGTTTCCTGAACGTAAATGTACAATAGTCTGATAAGTTTCACTTGACTTAATCTTATTTTCTATAAGGCAATCCTCAAATTGTTTCTGAGTTTTAAAGACTTTATTTTGTTTCTTAGTGTTACAGTAAGCTATGTAAACATCTATAAAAGTCTTTCTGTACTTAGGAAATGTAGCATAATTAGACTTATGCATTTTCTCATAATGATAGATTAAGCTCCTATCCCTTTTTAAACCCTTTGCTATAACTGTTTGGTGTATGTCTTCCTCTAGTCTAGCAATAATACTTATAACAGCTCTAGGTACTTGTAGTTCTTGTCGCCTACTTTTTTCAGCTAAAGAACCCTCAGGCAACCCTAATACAGAAGTAGTAAGGTTGCATAAGTTTTGGAATTTAAGTTCTTTATTCATCTTAGAATGGTAAATCATCAGATTCAGCTACTACACTTTCAGGTTCTTCTGTCTTAGTGTTTTTAGTAAAGAACCATCCGTCAATATTATGAAAGTATCTTCCGTTGTATTCTCTTGAAGATACATTACACTTGATTAAAACTGAATCTCCTACATTTAACTTATCCAAGTCTTTTATCTTATCATCTCCAAATGCTGTAATTGCAATTTCAGGATTATAATCTGCACCTGTATTAACTACTACTGTTTGCTTTTTCCAAACCTTTTCCGACTTTGAAACTCCTGATTCTACTGCTAACTTCTTTACTACTTTTCCTGATACTTCCATTTTGATTGTGCCTGTTTTTGCAGGTCTTTATTAATTAATTATTTATTTCTTGCTTTAACATTTTCATCAATGTACTTTCTTGTTTTGGAGTCATTGAGTAATTAGCCATTTTAGACATTACTGCTGAACCTTTACCTGTATTAATAAACTCTAACATTATATTGTAAATATCAGTAGTCATTATAGGTTTTGAAGGTTCATTTACTTTATTACTATCAGCGTCTTTAGTGTCATCTAGTAAGAATAGGTTACCAAGTGCATACTTCTTAGCATAAGAACTGCTTGAACCAAACGATTGAGCAATATCCATTCCTTTTCGTTCAGGATTAATTCCTGCTTGAGCTTCAACAAAGATAGTCTTTTCACCATCTGAAATTGATACTTTAGAATTTAAAACTAAGTAGCCTGCTATCTCTGAAGTTGTTTCTGTAATAGTTAAGTAACAGTTGTATTTCTTTAAAAGTGGTTTAACAGCTTCTAAGATGTCTTCTGCACTTCTGTACTTATACTTACCGAAACTATTAAATTGGTTCTTAGGTGCTTTTAATTCGCTTTGTATAGCTATTAAATAGTCTTCTTTTTCTGTTTTCATTATCTTGTTCTTAAAATTAATGCCTTTCTACCTTTTTGGTTGTAAAGCTTGTTGTATATCTTTAACTTATCTATTACCTCTTGGTTCTGTTCTTCTGTTATGTTTAAGATGTCATTCCAATAAGAACCTTTTGGTTCTGCCTTGTAGTTGTAAACTTCATCAAGCATAAGCCCATTCTTATTTTTATAAGCAACACTTGCTAAGTCTAGTTGTTCCTGCGTTCCGTATATCCTTACTGACCTTTCAGTTCCTACTAAGTCGTTATCCATTACAAATAAAGTTTTATTAAATTTTGACTTATTTGAATAGCTATCTTCCTTATAAAAGAAGTCCTGACAAATTAAATCCAATGTATTAAATTCTAAGTATTCTGCGTCTTGTATTGTCATATTAAAATATTAAAGAGTCAATGAAAGAAAATGTATAACACATTGCGAAAAGAAGAATGTAAAATACGATAAAAGAACCGAGTGTGAAAAGTATATTGTCATAAAACTTAATCTTGTTTTCTCTTTCAGTTGTTAAATATTCCCACTTGTAATTTCCTAATGAGTTCATTGTAAAGAATTGTACTTTTTCCTTTTCGTTCATTAAGTAAACTACTTTACTTTTTAGATTTGTAATTTTAAAGTTCTTCATAACATTTGTATTGGTTAATTATAGTGCAAAGATACACCTTTTTATTTATTCACACAATTATAAACAACTTTATTTACAAAGTTATTAACAATTAAAAGGGTATATACTAATACACTAGATAAGAGTTTCTAAGTCCTGTCTAGTGTATTAGGTGGTATTAGTAAAAATAAGGTAGCTAAGAGGACTTGTGTTTGTTAAAAGTAATGTACTAGTCGTGCTATTTGACCTGATTCTTTGGAATGAATGAATCCTTCTACGGCAGGAGCTGAAATAAATCCTTTTCCTGAGTGCCAACTATCGGCTGCTGAAGGACTACGCATATATTCAACTGTACAGCCTATAAAGTCTTTTCCATCTAGCCATTTGTATTTAACTTTGTGGTGTACGTGATGAAGATACCAATATCTATGAGTTGTTTCTGACCATTCTTTAGCTTTTTCTGAAGCCATTAAAAGTGGGAGCAAATCCATTTTAGCACCATCTCCGTGTTCTAGTCCTATAAGATTAGAACCATACTTATAGTATTTTCTATTTGCTACAGATATATCAAATGTAACATCATCAGCTTTTCTGAACCAAGACTTCAAAGCGTGTGCTAAATGGAATCCACTTTGAAAATCGTGATTAGACATTGAGTGTACAACATCTACAGGTGCAACTTGTCTAAGTATTTCAACACACTTAACGTAAAGCTTTAAAGCTATTTCATAATGCTGCCACCATTTACCGTCTGTATCTTGGTAAGTACCTCTAGTAGTGCTTGACATTACATTATCTGTATGAAGTATATCGTTTCCAATACAGAATAAGACTCTATCAATATTAAACCCTTGCGACTTACTGATTAGCCCTTTAACACCTTCTAAGACTCTTTCGCAAGCTATCTCTGTATTATAATCTTCTCCTGTTTCTAAAGCAACAGCTAGTTTTCCAATATGAATATCAGCAGGGTTTATGATAAGTAAGTTATCTCCCTTTACTCTTTTGATTTTTGGATAAGTAGGTGCGTGATTATCTATTAGGTTCTTAACATCTTCTAATAAATCGTTTTGGTCAGTACCATATTGTTCTTTGGTAACTATGGAAAAGCGTAAATCCCCTCCCATATTCTGCCAATGCTTAACGCTTACAATATCTTTCTTTTCAATACCCCTATCTTGTAGGTGCATATCTAAAGCGGTATTGCCGTTAATGTTTGATAAGTCCTTCCCCCTAGCTTCATTGATTAACTCAACTTCTTCAGGGGAAAGTCTTAGTCTTTTGCCAGACAAACTATTTCTTAGCTATGTCACTTAAACCTTGTCCTACAACTAAAGCTGCAATAGACATTAATATCTTGCTTACTTCATCAGCATCTAAACCAAATTCTTTACTTAATAGAGTAGTTATAATACCTACTAATGTATAAAGAAACTTTTTTGATGTAAAAATTTGCTTAATGAACAAGTTTGTGAACCATCCTTTTAAATCTTTCATATTATTTATTTTTAATTATTAGATTAATGTTTTCGCCGCCTAAATTAAGTATTTCTTTCATAAGTAAGTCCATTGCTAAGCGTGAGTTATTAACAGTGTCCTGTTGAGAGCCTAACCCTACAAGCACACAACCTCTAGTCTGATGTACAAAATTTCCGATATGCACCAAGCAATAACTTCTATTAGGAACGTCTTGTATTAATAAGTGTAAGTAATCCCTAGTACCTGATTCTCTAGGGTATCTAAGTCTTACGGAATATTCTCCTGCTGGAATACAACTTATGTTTCTTTGATTGTCTTTCCAAGGATTTTCAAGAGTGTCGCACATTCTTTCTCCATTTAAAAAGAGTTCTCCTAATGTACTATTCTCTGAGAATGTATCTCTTATTAATAAAAGATTAATGCCCTTGACCTCTGTAGGTGGTTTTAAATCCTCTACATCCCTTACTGGCGTTTTTGGAGTGTACCCCCTTACGCTTGCGTTTACCAGTCTTAAAAGCTGTTTCAACTTTTGCTTTAGCCATTTAAATATCTGTGTCAAGTTTGATAAATTTATAAATTGTATAGGCTATTGCTAAACATAAACTGACTAGAGTGAGTATTTCATTAGCACTTGAAATGCTAAATACTATTGCTGCACTATTTGCTAGTCCTACTTGTAAGGTGTCTTGTACTTCTTTCATTTGTTTTAGGTTTTTTATCCAAGTAGGATTTGAGTTTAGTTATATTAATCTGTTTAGGCTTGTAGTGTTTCTTTATTTTCATTATATATGTAATCCGTTGAAATAAGCTGAATGAGACGGTTGTACATCTGCTCCTGATGAAGTCGTGTATTCAGGAAAAAGACTTGAGTTGTTACAAATGTAATCAATCATTCTTTCAGTAAAGTATTGAGCAGTATTTAAAACTTCTTCTCTTAGGTGTTGTGCTTCTTCCGTTGTCAAACTAGTACCATTTTCTGAAGTCTTAGAATAGATGTTACCCCCCTCGATTTTGAAACGTAAAAACGGGATGGCGTGGTACAGGGCATAGTTGGGTAGTTGTGAGCCTATGTAATCGTTTAACAAGGTAGCATAAGCTTCATTACCTGCTGCGTTTACTGTTCCTGCAACTATCAATGCTTCTAATTTTTCGTATAGGTCGCTGCCAAGTTTAGTCTTAACATAGAGTCGCTGACTCTGTAAAACGTATGGGAGTAAAATTGCATTATCTACTGATAGAGATATTGCAGTGCTTGATTTAAGCTTGCTTTCTGAGATAAAGAGGATATATGACATTGTTATACATTTTTATATTTAGCGATTAACTCAGGATTAACAAATCCGTGATTTGGCATATCGTGTGGAGCTACAGATACTTCTTTTGCATTTCTAGGTAATTTAACACCTCTACTTTTAGCAGTAGTAGAAGATATTACTTTGTCTGAATTTTTAGGGTTCTTTCCTTCTTGTACTAGTATGATTCTGAACCATTTATGTTTGCACAGACCTCCTCCTTTCCATTTCCAAATTGAGTAAGTTGAAGCACCTCCCTTTCCCCAGCCTGGATTAACTGCTTTAGAACCCATAGCAATAATATCTTCCTTACGATATATTTTATTTTTATTTGTCATTTGCCTGCAAAAATCTCTTTCACCTGTTATGCTTCCTGTGTACTTGTAACGAACTCTATATATATCATCTACATAATCTGTTTGTTTACTCTTTTGGTCTTGTCCTGACTTTCTATTTGGATAAGCAGAACCTGTACTTGCGAATTTATAATGATTAGTATTTAATTCATTTTCAAAATCAAAGTCTTCTGCTTCTTCTTCAGCTTCTTCTTCACTTAAAATTTCATATCCTTCAGGCATATCTTCTCCAAATTCTTCAATGAAAGAATCAAGTTCAGTTTTTTCTTCTGATAGCTGAGTGCTAAGTTCTTCATCTACTTCTTGTCCGTCTAATGCTGGCAATCCCAAATCCTCACGAATTTCATCAGTAGTCATAACTGAACGGATTGTTTCAGAATCGAATTGAATAGTAATAGGCTTTAACTGAACAAAGCTAATAGGCAAGTCCATTTGATTAACTGCAAAGATTTTACCTAGTGTTCCTAAGATGTTTTGCTGGAATCCACGAATAACTTGGTTAAGATAAAAATTACTTGCGTTCAAAAGTTCATCAGCCGAGCTTGAGAATCCGTTTTCCGTATCTATTCCAAGTAATGTCTTAGACGTTACTCTGTGTGCGGAGACTATATTTTGAACGATTAGTGTTTGCAGATTTATGTATTGTTCAGAAAGGTCTGCTGCGTTTAATGAATGTATTTCAGGAGCTCTAGTCTTATCGTCTGAGAACGACATCAAAAATTTACCCGCATTAGCTGCTGAAGTTAGTTTCCCTGTAATATCTCTTTCAATTTGGTTTCTTTCTTCTTCTAAAGGTATTCCGTTATTAAACGAGAACATATAACTTCCTGAAAATCCATTATTGATATTATTCAAATGGTACTCTGAAATCTTTGCATCAATCAAAGCCCAATTGTTTCCAGCTAAATAGTCAGGAGTGTAATAGATATCCATATTAGGACTATAAGAACCTGTGTATATTAATTGACTTCCTGAAGTTCTATCGTTAGTATTGAATGCTGCAACAGGATAGGGTTTATTAGACCTTACATTGCTCCAATCAGCACTTATATAGTAAGTATCCACTTTGCCAAGTTCGTTCGGTCTGCCTGCTCTTACACGTTCTACAGGCACGTGGTATGCTTCAACTATAGCTGTTTTTTCTCTATTCCAAATAATATGTAAAGCATAAGCTCCTTGAAGTTTAAAGTCAAATGCTACTTTCTTAATAACTTGATGCCAACTTTCATTACTATTAGCCTTCTTTAAAAACGCTTTTAGTTTAGCTATTTCTACTAAGTCCATTCCTTCTTCTTCAACTACTACAATGTCTTCTCCTGCAATCATTTCAGCTGTAGAGTTTATAATAGCTGCGTGTGTACTAGAATTATAGTAAAGGTCAATTAAGAAATTAGGGTAGGTGTTCTTCCATAGTCCATCTTCATCAGAGTATTCTATGTAATCCCTACCTCTAACCTCTTGGATTTTTGGAGCTGTTGAAGTACCTAAGTTTATTGAAAGTAAGTTATTCATATTGTTTTTTATTATATTACTGTGCTTCAGGGTTTGGGTTTATACCATTTTCTAATAGTATAGCCAACCAAATAGCTTCATCTGTGTACATATCCACTTCAGTCCAAGCCGTATCCATACATTGGTCTGTATCAATTTCACCATAAGCCTTAACTTCTGTTCTTGCGTTATCCCAACAAATGAACCAAGTGGTTACTGCTGGGTAGCATAATGTATCTTCTAAATTTTGTTCTGTTGTCATTTTATTTATTTATTTATTTATATTCCACCTCCATCAGTTATTGTCCATCCGTATGTACTGATTAGACTTGCTCTTGCAATTGCTGCTTGTCCTCCTAAAGTGTATGTAGAAGAACCAAAGTTAGGTGTTAGTCCACTTGTAGGAGCTTGTGATTCCCATCCTATCAATAAAGCATCATAGTTAGCTGTAGATAGTGTTCCGTTATATAAGAAAAAACTTAAATTTGTTGCTTGGTTTATATCCCAACTGCTAATATCTTGGTCAAAGGATGCACCCCCAAATAGTGCGTAACTGAAATCTGTAATTAAAGATGTATTCCATCCTCCTATATCTCCATTAAAATTAGTGCAATTATAGAGCATTATATTTATAGTTGTAACTCCACTCATATCAAATCCACTTATATCTCCATTAAAATTGGTGCAACCATAAAACGCAGCACTCATAGATGAAGTGCTTACTGTTGGAACATCTGTTGCGGAACAAGTCATATTTGAGCAACTCATAAAAGCCCTATCATTTGTAAAATTAAACTCTCCCCAGTTGCTAATATCCAACATTTTGTCCTTATCCCACCAATTAGTGAACTTCCACCCCCTAACCTCATTAGTTATCTGAATAGTATAAGTACCACTACTTGCATAAGTGTGTAGTTTTTCTGCTTGATTATAAGAAGTAATAGTGTCAGTAGTTCCATCTCCCCAGTCTACATCCATACTAATAGCTCCTGATGAATATAATGGTAGTTCAAATTGATTATCTGCTGAAGTACCTGCATTATCTGTCTTAACTGAGAATATAAATTCTACAGCAGCAGGTGGTGAACCCCCACCAACTTTACCTGAACCTAAGCTCTGTGCTAATCTTAGTGCTAACATTATATTACTTGGTCATAGTAACAAAGAGCTAAGCCACTTGTTAAAGTCAAAGTATTTACGTTAAGGAATAAAGTAGTTCCTGCTGCATAAGTCTGAACTAAACTAGCTACAGATGAACCTGCTGCTGAAGTTACGTTAGCTGCTGTTATAACAGTTACTACTGATTCTAAAGGAAAATGAATGCAGTAATAGTCCTTACCTGTCATTGCTGTAGTTGTAACTACATCACATCTATTTTTTCCTAATTGCTCTGTTAAGAGTTGTTGTACGTTTTCTATTGCCATTATTCTAGTTTTTTATTTTTTATTTATTTATTTTTATATTCCACCTCCATCTACTATTGTCCAATTATATGTACTTACTAAAGAAGCTTTAGCTGTTGCTGCTGTACTTCCTAAACTGTATTTGCTTGTTCCAAAGTTAGGTTCAAGTCCTGTATTGGGTGCTTGTACTTCCCATCCTACAAGAAGTAAATCATAATTAGTAGTAGATAATTCACCTCCATTTAAAATATTATCAAGATTAGTTACTTGGTTTATATCCCAACCGCTAATATTTTGGTCAAAGATAAGACAAGAAATTAACATCCATTCCATATCTAAAACACTTGAAGTATTCCAACTACTGATATCAGCATTCATTACAGAACAGAAACTAAAAGTAAAACTAAAGTCAGTAACACTACTAACATTCCAAGTGTCTAAACCTGTACCTGTAAAAGATGTATTAGAAGAAAATGCACTATAAAAGTTAGTAACTGCTGAAACATCCCATCCACTTACAGAACCGTTAAATAACGTACAGAAACTAAACGATGAATGCATATCTGTTGTACTAATAGTTGGTACATCAGTTGCAGTACAAGTTAATATTGTGCAATTAAAGAATGAAGAATGTTCTGTAAAGTTAAAAGAACCCCAATCACTTATATTTGTTATCTTAGCTTTATCTCCACCATTATTAAATTGCCAACCTCTTACCTCATTTACAATTTTAATTTCATATACTCCTGAAGTATCATAAGTGTGTAATGTTTCTGCTTGATTGT